GAGGACTAAAAACATGGCAACATACAGAAAATTCCCATACGGTAGCTTTCTTCCTGACTACGCGAATGGTTTGGCAATTAGCAATAATGCGACAACGCCTAACACCAAGCTAGATGTAGCTACAGGAACCATTCTAGACTCAACTGGAACATTCCAAATTGGTTTAGATGCAACTGTTACAATCAATGCTGCTAATACTGGATTGAATGGTATTGATACGGGATCTTTGGAAGCAAGCAAGGTTTATGCTGTTTATATCGTTTGTGATCCTGTTTCTTTGCAACCATCGGGAGCAATGATTTCATTGTCATTGACACAGCCTTATCTTCCAGAAGGTTATGGATTTTTTGCATTAGTTGGTTATGTAACAACCGATGCAAGCGTTCATTTCCTAAAAGGATATTGGTCAGCTGGTAATACAACGCAACGTACGTTTACGTATGACGCGCCAATTATCGCATTAAACGGCGGAACACAAACTTCTTATACTGGCGTTGCGTTAACTACTTTTGTTCCTGCTGTTAACAACACTCCTGTTTCAACATACATGTTGTTTGCTGCGAATGCTGCTGGTAATACAGCTAACTTGCAATGTTACAACGGAACAGGCGATCAAGTTTCATTAATCGCTCCGGTTGCGACTGGCGTTGCAAATACAACTGAAATTGTGACTGTATTAGCTCAGTTAAACAGTGGTGCTCCGTCGATCAAGTATAAAGTCGCCGCAGGCGCATTATCGCTTTATGTTTGTGGTTACTCATACGGACTATAAGGTATTCGCGCATGTCCCAAAGCATGCGCGCCCTATTCTTGGAGGTGATACATGGCAGTTACAGCATTAGACTTAATTACTCGTGCGTATTACCTCTCACAAATTGTATCTCGTGAATTACAGACTGTATCTGGAAGCCAGATTGCAGATGGATTGTATTTACTGAATGCGTTGTTGGATTTTAAGAGTACGGATACGAGATTGATTCCTTATTACAATAGAACAACGTTTGACGCAGTTGCTGGACAAGAGGTTTACTTCCGTCCCGGATTGATAATGGTGGACACTTTGACCTTCAACATCGGTGATGTCCGGTACAGCATGAGCGAATTCACACGCGCTCAATATTTTGCGATTAGTCGTGTCGACAACATTCAATCATTGCCATTCTGTTATCGCGTTGAGCGTGTCATGGGTGGAGCAAATATTTATCTATACTTCGTGCCCGCATCTAATTATGTGATGAATCTTTCCGCCAAATACGCTTTAACGGAAGTAACTTTGTTCGAAGATATAAGTTTGGTTTATGACAAATACTATATTGAATATCTTCGCCATGAGCTGGCCAACATGATTTGTAGTGATTACGGCGACACATTGCCAGATGCGACAATGGCCACACTTGAACAATATCGCAAGAAATTACTTGCTGTTAGTCCCCCAGACTTATCGATACAAGGCGAGAACTACTTCGACAAGGGATTCGGGATGGACTGGCAGGTTGCGAATTTAACAACCGGATATTGGCCTTTTTAATCATTTTGTATATTTCTTAATCGTTTAATGATGGATTTATTTATGCTTTAGTCTATAATGTTTTATCAGAACCTAGCGATTGCAACGTGAAAAGATAGCTACTCACTATCCTGGTTTTGATAATTAAATGGGTATTTATCTGGAGAGATATAAATGAATGAAGTGATTAAGATATGTAAATATCATGGTGAATTAAATTTTTTGCAAGTTATTAAAAGAGGCGAGGGTCGCAGATGCAAAATTTGTGTCGAGCAAAGTAGAAAAAAACATTATTCAAAAGTATTGACGATTGATGAGATAAAAGAAAAATTAAAGAATAAGAAATGTTCCGTTCATGGCCGACTTCTAATAGAAAATATTCATATAGAAGGGGCAACCATTAGGTGCAGGACTTGCAGGTTAGTATCTAATAAAGAACAAAGAGAAAAATATAAAGATAAATACAAAAAGAAATATATAGAAGAAAGAAGAGAAAATGTTAATGCTAGGCTAAAAGAAAAAAGACTATCTAATTTAGAAGAGTATAGGGCTTATGGAAGAGATAAGTATCAGGCTAATCGTGAGCGATACGCCATGCTTGCTGCGGCAAGAAGGAGAAATATTAGTTTGTCTTATTATGAGTCATTAATTGAGTCGCAGAATAATTTGTGCGCGATTTGCGGTAACGAAGAAACAAGAATTTCTTCTCGATCTAATGAAATAACACGATTATGCATTGATCATGATCATGCGTCAGGAAAAGTTAGAGCGCTACTTTGCGCAAATTGCAATTCAGGAATAGGAAAATTCAAAGACGATATACAAATCCTACAATCAGCAATAGAATACTTAAAAAAGCACAAGGATAATCCAGATGGCGCGTCCAGCTCCTAGAGCGAATCAAGAGATAATTGAAGTCCCAGTAGTTATGGCTGGAGGCAATAAATTCGGTCGCTATAGCAAAATCAATGATTCAGAAACCTGGAACATGATAGTGTCCGACGGTGCTCTTGTGGATTACGCAGGATACAAGAACATCCTTCCGTTACTTCCTGATTCTCCTGGTCGTGGAATTTATTCAAGCGCTCGCGGCAATTTCATGATTGTTGTTCTTGGCGCAAACACTTATAGAATAAACTATATTACAGCCAATGTATTGGAGGCTGTTTTTATTGGTGAATTAACCACTACCAGTGGTGATGTTTTTATATCTGAAAACAATAATGCGCAAATTTGCATTACGGATGAAAGTCATTTATATGTATATAATTATAAAACGCCGACATCTCCACTTTTGCTTACATCTGGGATAAATTTCCCAACAGGTGGTAATTATTCGGCGTTCCCTATTTTGTCTCCAGGTTATGTATCTTTTCAGAATGGGCGTATTATTATTGCTGATATTGAGACCAATCTGTGGTATTTATCTGGAATCAATGATGCGTTAATGTGGAACACTTCCAGCGCCGTCATGAATCACGCCTATGTTGGTTCATTGCAGACTAAGCCAGATACTATGCAAGCAGTCGTTCCATTACCTGGGGGCGGTAATAACGTAATGGTGTTTGGCCGAACCGTAATCGAGCAATGGCAGGATGTTGGCGCAGCATTATTTCCTTATCAGCGTGCCAGTTCTCTAAATATCGATTATGGTTGTTTGAATGCCTCTAGTATTGCAGCACTGGACAATTACATTGTATGGTTAGCGGCGAATGAGCAAGGTGGCCCCACCATTATGGTTACAAATGGTGGCAGAGAACAAGCTATTTCAACGGACGGCATCGATTTTAAATTGGCCAACATTACCGATCCAACGAATTGCACCGGTTTTTTGTTTCGCCAAGATGGTCATTTGATTTATCAATTCACCTTTCCTACAGACAATATAAGTTATACTTACGATTTCAATACCCAATTATTCTTCACTGTTTCTGATGAGAATGAGAACTATCATCCTGCCAGAAACGTTGTATTTTTTCACAACGATTATTATTTCGTATCCCTAAAAGGCGGCAACATATACCGCATGGGCACTCAATATACGACTTATGATTATGGCTCTGACAATGTCCAGCAAATACCTAGAATTCGCATCACAGAGCCATTTCGATTGCCGACGCAACGCATGTTCATCATGAAAAGTTTTGGCTTTACCATGGAAAATGGCCAGCAAAACTATTACAAAACCTATACGACAGAACGCCAGGAAGCCGATTCTACTTTAAAAGCGATTTCCACTGAATCTAATATCATTATTTGCACAGAGAGTGGTGAATCAATTGCTACGGAGGGGAGTGGATTTGATGAAACATTTACTTACGTACTGTCTCCAGCGAATGTGGATTTGTCTGTTTCTCGTGATGGTGGCGCATCTTTTGGGAATAGCTGGCGACTTAATATGAATCAGACTGGTAATCGTAAAAGTCGCATGATATGGCAGAGATTGGGGCAGTGCAACGACGTAACCTTACAAATACGCTTCAACGGCCCCATAAGATTTATCGCTTTTGATGGTTTACTAACTTTATACCAATAGGAATAATTAATGGCTGATATACGCATCCCAAACCTGCCAACCGGACCTATTGTTAACGATAAAGGTATCGCAACAGATG